CGCTGTGCAGTAATCTGAATGAACTCTTTGTTGGTCTCCATATCCTTAACTTGACCAACCAACTTGTAGAGTCTGTCGATTTCTTGCGAGAGGTTAGGGTCTGCATAACCACCATTCATTTCTTCTGCAAAGCGCATAAAAGCCACTCTTTGCCCCTGCATTTCAATAATTGCGGTAAGTAAAGACTTCAACTGGTCTTTGGTTTTGACTTCGATTGGCAGATTAAATGCACACATATTGTCTGGCTTGAAGGCTGGGCAGTTGCTTGCAACGAAGCAAGTGTTGCACTGACGAAGAGATGACTGCTGGTTGTTGACGACAGGCACGTCCTGCAAAACATCTTTGCCGTGCTCGTCAGTCTCGACTACAGTCTTCATCTTTACACCAAAGACAGGAAGATTTTGCACCTCTGCAGGGTCTCTTGGAACCACTTTATTGGGCTCTTGTTTCCGCACTGAGACGTCACTGTTATCAGATGTGGGAGTTTCAAATCCCATCAAACCTGTTAAGAACGTATCGTTGTTATCAGATAAGTTCTCACCTTTACCGCCTTCAATGATGTGAAAGTCAGGTGTCTTTTTGTCCATGGATGTCTCCAACTGTAGGTATGACCAGACGGCAACTCTAGTCGCTTCGAGGGTACTATCTTGCACAAAGTCCAAATAGTTTAACCCAGCCTTCTCTACCATTGCCTTGTAGCGAGGTCGTGCTTGGTCTTTCATCTTCTTCGGATAGCGGTTTAACTTAGTGCCATCCCAGACAATAGTTTCGCCTCGTCTCATGGGCGAAAGCCATGACAATGTGCTGGCTGTGCTAAATGGTATCTGTCTTAGGTTATCTGGCTTGGCACATCCAAGAGCATGAAACTGAGTCCCATACTGTCTGGAGTAACTTCGAGTAACGGCCGCCAAGTTAGTTACTGACTCAATCTCCTCATTGGGGATAGCCACATTCTTGTGGTCTTCACACATCTCTCGGAGTATCTGTTGTCCGTATTCCTCATGCCAGATGACCCATAACTTAGGGTCGTTACTGAAGAAAGAACGTTGTTGTTCTACCCATTCATAGCCCAAAATTTTTGAGTCAAACTCTAGAAAGGCTGTGGCACGGTCTGCGTTGTTGACGAGAAACTCTTGGTAGTCTGCGGCTAAATTAATAAGTTCCTGTTTAGATAGCCCAGCCTTCTCAGCCTGTGGCGCTCCTGATTCGATAAAGACCTGAGTTTCTGGGTAGAAGTGCTCGCTGATAAGCCAGTTCTTGGTTTTAGGTAACCCACGCTTGCGAAGCCCCCAATAGTTGAGCCCCATCGACTCAACTTTCATTCCTTCAAGAAGGGTTCTATTGGAGCCAACTTCGACTCCAGAAAAGATAAGTTTCATTAGTCTTGCCAGAACTCTAGGTCTTTAGGGTTTGCAGCATCTTTTGACTTGGCAATGTTGACTCGGTTAATAGCCTCTTCAATATCTCCCCATTTACGCACTTTCTTAGGTGCATCAGGACGACGCTCTACAGCAAGATAACCTGGGTTCATAAACATAACAGCAGGTATTCCCTGTTCTTCAAATACCCATGCACACATTGATGGGTCAGAGTCCACGTACATTTCTACAGGCGCTTTGCCACGGCTCAAAATAAACTGGCGCTTCTTTAAATCTTCACCTTCAAGATGGTATGAACCATCAATTAAATCATCATAATTAATAATGCCGTGTGACTGTAACCAGTGCTCTGCATCCTGTGGTTTGCGGGATGTCATGATTGCAACACGGTTGCTTATGTTGAGGGCATAGTAAAGCGCCACTCCTGCACGGATTGGTTCCCCTGATTCCGAACTAAGTACGCCGTCTAGTGATACAAGTATATTCACGTTTTATCCTTTATATTTTCTCCGATGACTACCAGGAAGATTAGTAGCACATTCAGGACCTAACATAACTTCTTTTGCTTGAACTTTTACTTTATCTCTTTCAGAAGCATCGTTAGGTAAAAACAGCCCTCTATAGTTAGGGTGGTCTCCTAAAGTGGCTACCGATGCTTTACTTACATCAGTTATTCCTTTGTTACAGTGAGCGCATTGTGGCAGTCCCTGCTCTGTTGCTTTTGCCTCATTTGAATACCAACGAGGGTGTATGTCAGAAAAAGTTTCCCAATGAATATTGTTATTTTCTATAGGATATACAACTTGACCTTTTTTACCCCAAATAATTTTGTTGTTTGTCATCCTTTGGCCCTATACGTTGCTGCTCTGCGAATGAGGGTCTGAGTATCGGGCAGGTCGACGCCGTATGTGCTATCTGCTTGTTGCGCTTTGTACGCTGCCCAGTACTCAGACATCTTTTTAAGTGCAGGAACTGTGCCGTAACGCTTTCCTGCTTGCCATCTGTAATTGTAGAAGTCAGAGTAACCCTGACCTGTTGTGCTAAACGCATAACGACGTGCGTGGTGAATATCGTCGTACAACATAGAACCTTGCATCATTGCTGATTGCAAACGTGCTTCTGCATTGCGACGTGCTGCATCGTTGCGTGCTGCATGCATTTCAGTAATTGCGCTAGAGTAACGAGAAACAATATCTCCAGCCATTTGACGGTCGTGCTTTGCCATCTCTTCCCACACAGCATTGTGTGGCGCACCAGTACGAGTAGGAACTACAGTCCACTCGTTATGTGTAAGGTCATAGGCTGCATATGGATTGATAGTGCGGATATCTGTAGCACCAGGATTAACGTAGAACGTTACTTCAAATCCATTCCAGTTCTTTGTCTCTGGTTGTAGATGCTCACGAAAGTCTTCATTTAGCATCTTGCTGACTTCAAGGTCAGTAAGTCCTTGATACTCTGGATGTGCTTTGCGGAATTGAATGTAGTCAACACCAATTAAGACATCAAGGTCTGCTGGTTCACGCTGTGCTTGCCATTGGTAGGAAACGCCAGAGCCAGCAAGCCATACATGTGTCCACAAGTCTGAGTGACGATAGGTTTCACCTAAGAAGTCATAAAGCAGATTGAGCAAACCATTACGAACCCACCCCTTGACCCGATGGTCATCGAACAAGGTAGGGTCTAGCGTTTCCGATGGAGCAGAGAAGTAAGAGGTAGAAGACTCGTGCAGGTCTACACGACCCACATAGTTTCCTAGACCATCGTTACGATTCATACCTCATAGTCTATTCGACTACGGGGGTTTCTATGCCTCTATCGTTCAATGCGTTTAGTACTTTTGCCTTTAATTCTGCAGCAGAATCAGTTGGCTGTAGAGCCTGAACAACTGCCTGTGCCACACGGTCAGCCAGTAGATATGTCTCTACGTTGGTAGCAAGTTCTTTGCTAGTTGCGTAGATATCCATAGTAGTTGCTTGGCGTTCAATCTGGTCATCTGCTGGTAGGGCATGGGTTGTGATAGTTCCATCTAGTTCAAGAAGAACTGTGTAACCTGCTGCTACCTTGTGCTTTTCTTCGCTCATTAAATCATTCCCATCAGTTTTTGTTTACGTTGTGCTACGCCGATTGCTACTGGGCAAAAATCGCATAGGTAGGTCTTTTGACCTGGAGAGTCTTTGTACTTCTCCATTCCTTCTGCTCTACGTTCCTTCTCTGTCTTAGGAATGAGCATCTTCTTTTCATCATGCCATTCAGAACAACCATCTTTTGGTTGGTTATGGCGACGATAACAAGTCATTGCATCTTCCATAAAAATAGAACGAGAGTCGTAGAATGAATCATCAATTTCTGCAAGACCCTTTGAACCGCCACCTTTAATCTGGCGAATAATTTCTTGCTTTGACTTTGTATCTGCCCATGAACGCAATGGCAATACAAATAATTTGCCCTTGTGTGGCTCTCCTGAAGGAAATACGTGGTTCTCACATGCAACAGCCAACAGCATGTCAAGTTCAGGGTCACCGTCATACGGTGGAAGTTCTTCTAGCGTTTGGCAGACAAGGCAAAATAACAGCCGAAACATCGGTTCTGCATCTGCGGGCTTTTGTCCCAGAAGTGGTACGTTACTCATAGTGCTCCTTATGGTGTTCCTTGGAGACTAACCTATGACTTTTAAACCCTGTATGGGCCTTAAACTATTTAAATTTTCTATTCTTAGGGTCTACAGGGTAACCAGGACGTGTGCCACGAGTAAGTTCGTTCTCAAGATTTGCGCCAAAATGCTTGTTCTTGGTTGCTTGACGAAGATTCTGTCCACCCATAAAACTGTACTGGTATTCCCCAGTGTTCTGGTTGTGTACATCCCAAATGTGCTTGCGCTTTGGGTCATCTCCACGGTCAGGAACCATTGTTGGCATGATTAAGCCTTTGCTCCATCATGCCCAGCATCAAAGTGTGCACGTGCCTTACGCTTATACTGACCAGATAGCATAATTGCTTCATCTGGACCGTTTACGTTGTTGAGTTTGTCTTCAAACTCAGATTGCAAGTGACCTGCGTTGTACTTAGAAAATGCGTCATAAGCGCCCGCAATATGAATACGTGGGTCGCTGTAATCTGCCATACGTGCATTACTTCTAGCCATGATTAGTTACCTTGATTTCTTTTGATTTGCTTTGGTGCTTGCTTTGGTGCTTGTTTAGGAGTTTTTACCTTGTAGTCTTCCCATGACAAAGGTTGAGGGTTGTAGGCAGCAGTCATTTTTTCTAAATTTTGTGTTTCATAAGCCTTGTTTTTTGCTGCCAGTATTTTCTGTTGTTTGGCTTTTGCTTTTGCTTCTTGTTTAAATTCTCTAGGAGTTCCACCTAATGCTGCTGCAATACGTTTGTTTGTTCTACGACGGTCAAAGAACTCCACAATTACTTACCTGGATTTACCTTGTTTGGGTATTCAGATGTAGCAAAACCATAACCCCAGAATGGGTGGAGTGTCTGACGGTTGTCAAGAGTATCAACAGAATCAGCAGTTACTTCTGTATCTGGGCGAACCTTGCGGTACTTGCCATCTGTTGCGCCTTCATTGAGGCTTGCGTTCATCGAACGTGATGAGTTAACTGCCATGATTATTTTCCTTTTTTCATTCTAGCGTCAAATTTTGCATTAGCCTTTTTTTCATAAGAATCAGACCAATCACTTTTTGCTTGAAGTTTGGCTGCTTTTTTAGAACCAGGAACAACCATCTTTGGTTTTCCTGCAGTGGTAGGCACACCAAAAATGCGTGTAGCGGTTTTTGAAACATTTTCCATTGGAACTTTTTTAGGTTTGTTTGCAGCCTTTAAACCACGAGCATTTGCTTCAGACTCAGATGCACTTGGTTTACCAGGCATTGCACTAATATTTTGATAAAGTGCTTGACGAGCACCTGTAAGTGATTCAGGTTTAAATGGCTTATTTTTTGGTGATTTAACAGTTACGTTTTCGCTAACTTTGTAACTTTCACCACGACGGTCATTAAACATCATGCCATTCTGCCTTTCACTCGTGCTGCCTTTGTCTGGGTTAGACAAGATAGGCAATGCCCTCTATTGCTAATAAATTCTACTGGATTCATAATCACTCCACAGGTTGGACATGGAGAAGAACCGTTATATTGGATTGCATTTTGGGCAATTTGTTTTGCCTGGTATTCCATAGTCTCTGCGCCATCGCCGTATCCCATTAGAACCCCAAACTTGAGGCGCAAGACTCACATACACGGCCTTGACCAGCGTAATCCTGTGCACCTTTGTTACCGCAATTTTCGCATTTCCACTTTGGGTTGTCGTTACCGTAAACGGTTTCGTTTTCCCAAGTTTTCATGGCGTTTTTAGACAAAGGGGTGTGGGGTGAACGACGTTTATCGTTTGCACGGTCTGGTACTGGATTAGCCATTAGTTACTCCCTAATGCATTGCGCTCTGCTGCTTGATAGCCTGATACCCCGCCAGAGAACCATGATACTCGTGGCTCTGTGTAATTTCTGTCGATAGTCACAATGTCATCAATGCCAGGTTGTGAGCGGTCTCCATAACCATAACGGGCTGGAAAAAGTTGAATCTGTGGCAGTGGTGGTCGCACCATCGCCTGAATATCAGCGCCAGGTACATTCATAACCATCAAAGCCTGTGATGTCAGGCGCTCTTGGTTACTAGCCCATGGGCCATAGTAAGAATACTTCTTAGCAACGGCGTCAGGATTGATAGGAGAACGGAATGATGCCCAAGGCTTTGTGTGGTCGTAGCGACCGTCTACATGCTGTGTCATCCAATTGCACCTCTGTGCTGTACCCATGTTGTTGCTTGTACTTTATGTGGATGTTCAATATCTAATTGTTCTGACGCCTGCTTGTATGCACGCTCAAAGTGTTGGTAACGACCAATAGCACTAAGACCAAGAGAGCCAGCCTTTTCTGTTGCCCTTGATGTTCCACGGAATGGAATACCTACTGCAATATCGTGAGCATGACGGTCAATAGTTACAGGATGTGGATTGCTAGGGTCTGCAATGTTTTGGTAAAAACTACGAACCTTATGTCCACCCAATACATCAAGAGGATGTTCTCCTGCTTGAATGCGCTGTGCTTTCTGTAAGTTGTCAGCAGTATGTTCTGCGTGCCCTGTTTGTACAAGTCGATGTGCTAACTCAGTATTACGAGCCCAACCAGTTTGTGGAGATAGGGCTGCAATAATTCCTGCGCCTTTTTGCACATCGCCCTTACCAACTTTTTCTGCTACATCATGAGCACGTTCGTACCATTCGTGTCCGCCTTTTACCATTTCTGGAGAGGCTTCCTTGTACTTGTTCATGATGTTATGAACGTGTGATTGAAATGCTTCTTGGGCAAGAACTTTGTCCCAACGACCGTGTGGGTTAACTCCAAATTGCGCCATTATGACCACGCTGGTTTCAAGTAAGCCATCATTGCTTTACGACGTTCGTCAATGGTTCCAGGTTGGTTAGCCTGTGTGTTTGCCTTACCATCGTTAACAAGGTGTGGTGCTGGTGTAAGAGAAGTTTGTGGAGCGCTACGCTCTGACTGATAAACAACAGCGCCATTGATGTTTACTTGGCGTGCCTTCATTTGGCGCTCAATTCCCATCATTGGGTGAACTTGTTCAGGCCAGTAATACATTGATGGCTCAATGCGTTCGCCCTTGTGTACGCCACGTTGGTACGCTTTTTGATTAACACGATTCTTGATACTATCCAACAAACGGTCATCACGACGTGAGCGGATAGTGCCAAGATACCCGTCTGGGTATTCCGCAGAGGGTACTCGTCCCACTCCGATACGGAGGGAATCCATTGTGTCTCGTGCTACAGGAGTTCCTGCACCACCTTGGTTGTTATAACCGTTAAGTCCACCGCCACCTAGCGACTGCCAGTTCTGGGATGGAGAAAAATTATTTACTGAGCCTGCCATTACTTGGCCTGCTTCTTTTTAGTGTTGTAAATGTTTTGGCTGGTTTTTAAATCCCACATAGCGTCTTCGCCACGGTTTTCCATTGTTTCTGTGGCTTTTTTCTTACCTGCAAAAACACGTGAGACGTCTACTTGAACGCCCTTCTTGGTATTCTCTGGGTCTACCCATGAACCAAGGTGTGCACCTTCTGCATTTTTTGTTGCAAGACTTGCACGCTGCATGCTTTGTGTCGCTTCTGCTGCAGTCATCTGTGGGTTTTTACGTCCACGATTTAAATACTTAGTCTTGATGCGCTTACCTTTAGGGTCAGATTCTCCACCAACAACATAACGACCTTCAGAGGGTGTTGCAGACGCAAACTGTTTTGTATTAAGGTTAAACGATTCGCCTTGTTTTGCGTTTGTACGAGCAGCAAAAATTGCAGCATTTACTGAAGGTGCTGCTCGGTCTGTTGGGCGGTTTAAAGCCTCAGTCAAGCGCATCTTTGTGCCTGAAGAATTTTTTCGAGGCTTAGTTGCCATTACTCGTTACGTCCCATCCCTTTATCGGAACTTGGAAGAGTGGTCTTTGTATCATCATCAAACTTGTACGTTGTGCCCATTGTGCGTCGTGACAACGACAAAGGACGTCCACCACCAAGATTTTGAGTGCGCCACGCTGTAGCGTTGGCGGTAGAACCCATGGTGCTAGAACTTAACGATAGCGGTGCATCGACTCGTGGCGTATTCGCCATCGATTCGTAGTTACCGCCAAACTGTGAGGATGACAGTGCCATCTTAGTAAGAGTTATTCATCCCTGAGTTGAAGTCTGGTGAGTTCTTACCCATAACAGATGGAACCATCTTTGCATTAGCCATTGTTGCTGATGCTTCGATTGAGTGAACTGCTGGGAAGTTTGCACCAACTACATAACGAGCACCCATACGCTCAGACTGCGCTGCATTACCTGCAGATACATTCTTGCGGTTAGCCTTAGTAGCGCCTACTGGGTCTCCTGCTTGTGTGTTCTTCTTAGGCATTAGTTTGCCTACAAGAGGTGCACCGCTTGTGTTAGCAACACCTGTCATTTGACCAACGTACTTGCGTGCGCTGTTAGCGTGTTCTGCAGATGCGAGAACTTCTTCTGGTGTCATGTTATTTCTGCTCATGCTTTTTCCTGCCGCTTCGTGGTGGTTGGAAGGTGCGCCCATGCGACGACGCATAGCGTGACCTAGTGATGTCCAAGTTGCCATAGGGACTCCTTAATCTTGATACAAGGATACGGCTGAATTAGAACGTGTGAATGCTAAATACGATGGCGCTAATTTCGCCATCACGAGACTCAATCGTTGTAAATCCAGGGATGTTATAAATACGCATTCCTCGTGGAGCAACGTATCCGCTGGCGATTGCCATGGCTTTTACTGCCTGATTGACCGCTCCAGCACCTACGGCACGAAGTTTTACTTCGTTTTTATCGTAGATTGCGTGGGCGATAGCGGAGGCTACGCTCTGTGGGTTAGACGATGCACTGACTCGTAGAAACGGTTCGTCAGCAGATACTACTTCTTCTGTATTCAATTGTTAGTCCTTTGGTTCCGTTTGGTGTGCCGCTCCTGGACTAAAGGGTAAGGCTAAATCCTCGGTTGGTCTCGGTATTTAGCATCTTTCATTTGCTCAACTACAGCCAGTTCTACAGCATCGATATGAGATTCCGCAGCCAATCGCCCTAATCCGTAGGCATCTGCTGCATTGTCATCATTAAACTCCACACCCCATCGTTTGTATATTTGTAGAAGCATCTCTTGTTTTTTGGCGTTTCCTTTACCTGATGCATACTTCTTTAATGTCATTGGCGGAACTTTTAGGGGATAACGTCTTTCATCTTCGTCTTCAAAGAAATCGTAAATTGCTAAACGAACAACAGCCGAAAGTTCACCAAGAACAAGAGCAGCATGGCTGGCAAGAACTGTTCCTTCCATAGCGATGTCTTGGATGATGCAACCTTGTTCTTCAACATACTCAAGGTGCTCTGTTAACCATTGGCGAATATCTACAAGGCGTTCAATACCAAAGTATGGAGACTTGTATACCCATGTTAAATGCTGTGTTGGGTCAATCGTACTTACAGCAGAAAAGGCAAACCCAGTGAGCGACTGGTCAATACCAATCGCCACTGGATTCCCCATTGGAAGTTTTCCGTCAATCAGTTTTGTTGGCACGGAGTTCTCTTTCTTTGATAACCATTTCAATGGTACCAAGATAACCCGCCCCGTCCGTCAAGTTATCTCGTTTGTGCATATACGATTCTCTTGCAATTTTTACCCACACCATTGCTAAACCAACTTGTTCTTCTGTTAGTTCGCAATCAAAGATAACTTCCCAACCCTTTTTAATACGGTTGAAATTATCTAGTGGGTGGTCGTAAGTGTAGTTACGGTCTCCGTTGATTAACTCCTCTGCTTCTTGCAGAATAGATTTATTCAACTCGGACATAACGTCCTGTCTGGAATTCATTCTTTGCTGCAATAGTTGTAG